TTCTCCGAACTGGAAAAAGGCTCTTGCTGGGGCAGGGCTTGTTGCTGGTGCAGTTGCACTTAATGCGCTTAAGGATAATCGCCAAGGCGAAGATCTTAGCGAATTTGAAGGTTCCGCTGTTCCCCCTAGCCAGCGAGATCAAAAGCCTCCCACTCAAGTTATGAAGTCGAAACCTGCAGAAGCTGATATGCCAGCCTATAAGGGACAAGGACCAATGTCCAAGGCTATGGGCGTGACGCGTAATGATGATGGCAAGGTTGATGCCAATAAGGTGAAACTCGGCCAAGGCTGGATGTTTGATATGACTCGTCGTATTGGTCAAAAGGGATTTGATCAGCCTGGCATGGAACGGCGTGGGCAGAAGCTTGGATCTTCTGGTCGAGATGACATTGCACAAATGTTCCGAACCAGCGATTATGCCAACAAGGAACTGAATCTTAGCGAACGAGAAATCAATGCTGCAGTAGAAGCCTTCAAGCGTGATTTCAATAAGCAGCAATTCAAGGGCCAGAGCTATGCGGCTGATCGACTTCCTCGCGGAACGTCTGCTCCTGCTGGCACTGTTGTTCCGCGAAAGGTTTTGTCCACTCCTGAGTATCGTGCTCGTTATGGTCGGTAAAAAGAAAGGTTATTGATATGCCGATGGGAATGCCCTATCCCAAGGGTGAAATGGGAATGCATAAGGCGAAGTCCATGTCCGAATTGATGGGTGTTGAAAAGAAGGAACATGGTATGGCCGAAAAGATGATGAAGAAACCCGTCAAGAAGGCCAAGCCGAAGGCGATGCCTTTCAAGAAGAAGTAAGTATAAGCCGCATGGTAAAACATGCGGCTTAGGACTGAATTATGCCAAACGGAAATACCAAAAGTAAGTCGCCCGTAGTATCTAAGGCTCTGAAGGCCTGGGGTCAAGCTCAAGCTAAATACGCAAGCTTGCCTCCGTGGTTTAGAAAAGGAGTTAGGGCTACTCAAGGAATTCCATTTATGGCAGCGTCCGAACTAATCGGAGAAGAAGGAAATATCCTGCCAGGACAACTTGAAGATGAACTTCTGAATGAAGCGCGGTTCAAAGAATCCGCACAGCGTTATTGGGGTGGAACGGAAGATGAACTTGTGCGGCAAATTGCTGGTAAAGATATCCCAAGGATGCGCACTCTAAATGGAATGCCTTTTGAAAGTGTTCGCAGGAAGCAAATTCTACATAGCGCGCAAGGCGGCAGGGATGTAAACGAATTGCTTCTTCCGCAAGGTGGCGGTCTTTATAAATGGTATAGCGGTGGCAGGAATCCGCTTGATCTTACAACGGAAGAGACTGGTCCTTATATTTCATCAATCGCAGGGATGCGTGGTGATGCAAATCCAAATGATCCTCGATATGAGGAACAATTTGGGCCACTTGATCCAGGATATGGAAATATGGCACGCGATAGGGCCTGGCTCATCCGCAAGGCACTCGCTCAGAATTACAGAATACGATAATGCCTAGACCACCAAAAACACAATTGCCTCAGCAGCCCGTGCAGCAAGTGCATATGAAATTTAATCGGATGGGTCAGATCAAATATGCTAACCGGGTGTTGGAATCTCTTGGGAGTCCGACCCGCATTGGGAATTTGATGAATCCTGCTCTGCGTCAGTCGACGTATGACACTCGTAATCTCGACAGGATTGACTCAGATACTGAATAAGTTCGTCCGACAATATGACTGCAACGTCATGCGGCATAACTTTCGAGGCAGTCTCGTATATCAAATACCAGACTGCCTTTAGCATATCTGCCTCAAAGCTATTGCCTGATTTCTTTCCAGCGCGCTGGATGTATTTGGTTGCTGAAAACAAAGCTGGGGAAAGATTCCATACTTTAGATACCAGCAATGCATCAATTGTGGAATTACGATAGTGACTGTATAGTTTGCTCGTAATGTTGTCGGCCATAATTACAGTATACAGCAATGGAACAAAGCGCTGAACTTGAACAAACACTAACTACCCATAATGGTGGTACTGGTGTTAGGTGTCATGGAATTGTGAACGGTGCACAGTGCCGTCAGTTTGCCGTCCGTGGCCGAAAGTTCTGCAACTATCATGGTGGAAAAGCGCTTGCTGGTGTTGAAAGTCCATCGTTCAGAACAGGATTGAGATCGATGGAAAGCAAGCGGTTCCGAAGCATAGGCAAGGAATTGCTTGAAAAGATCGATGCTCTTAGGGAAGATCCAGATCTTTTCAATCTGCGTGATGATGCGGCATATATGACGGCGCTAATTGATAGGCGTGCTGAGGCTGCTTCAGAAGGTTTTGGTGTTCATGTTCTACGCAATTTGCAGCAACAATACGCAACTGCAAACAGGGCGTATAGGTCTTCCAACATTGAGGAATTTGAAGAAGCATTCAAAAACCTAGGAGAGACATTGAATGCTGGTGGCGATGAGGCCAAATCATCGGATGAAGTAATTGAACTAATTGGTCGGCGTGTTCAACTTGTTGAAGCAGAACAAAGGGTAGCTCAATCAAAAGCTTATGTTCTTGAGGTTGATCAAGCATACTCGCTTATCATGCAAGTCGTTGGTGTTGTAAAGCAATGCGTTCGCAATGCGGATGAATTGACAGCAATTAAGAACGGAATCAACCGTCTTCTGAAAGTCTATAAAGAAGAATCTGAATCAGAGGACGATGATGTGGTTGATGCGGAGGTTGTTGAATGAGGCGTAACTCAACAACTACCAGGCAAACGCCAAGGGCATTCAAGAAGTTTGTAAGGCCAGACAAGCCGTTGAGTCTTGCACTTCTTGAAGCTCTCGATAGCGAATTGGATACCATTATCCGCACTGGTGACTTCGATACGGGTAGGGCTTATCCAATCCAAGGATCGGAGCTTGATTTTAGATCATGGCTTCGTACTTATGCTCCTCATGCTGCTTCTTCTCCCTTGGGGGAACATCATATTCGTGCATGGGAATGGGCGGAAAATATAGAGCCTGGGAATCCGCCACCTGCATTGATTGAATGCTGGTTCCGTGGTGGTGGCAAATCCACTACGATGGAACTGATTTCCAGTCGTATTGCTGTAAAAGCAACAAAGAGATTCCTGCTTTATGTTTGTGCTACACAAGATATGGCAGACCGTCACGTTCAAGATATTGCCACAACCATGGAGCGCTGTGGTATTGAACGTGCTGTCAATAAATATGGATTCAGCAAGGGCTGGAATGCAAGTAAGTTGAGAACTGAAAATGGATTCAACGTGCTTGCGTTCGGTCTTGATACTGGTGCACGCGGTGTAAAGTTGGATTACCTCCGGCCTGACTTCATTGTATTCGACGACATTGATGAGTTGGATGATTCTGTATCGAGGGTTGATAAGAAGGTTGCAACCATCACGCAAACCATTCTTCCAGCAAAGTCAACCGACTGCGCCATTGTATTTGTTCAGAATAGAATTCATGCAAATAGCGTCATGTCGAAAGTCCTCAGCGGCGAAGTCGACATGTTGCAGAATCGTGTCCAAGCACCAATTGTTCCTGCCATCAAAAACCTAACTTATACAAATGAGGAAAAGGAAGATGGCCGCATGGGATATCGCATCACTGGTGGTATTCCAACATGGGCACATAAAGGCATCGAAGTATGCCAAAGGGAGATCGATGACTTTGGGTTGATCTCGTTCCTTCGTGAATGCCAGCACGAGGTTGGTGTTGGTGGTTTGTTCTTCCCAGACTTTAAAGAATTCGGCCAGGATGGAAGTGCTTGGCATGTTGTGGACAATATATATATACAGCCTTGGTGGCGTGTGTGGGCAAGTCACGACTTTGGTACGGGTGCACCATGTTGTTTTCTTCTATATGCATCTGACGAAAAAGAGAATATCTACGTTATTGGCGAGGTTTATGAGAAAGGACATGTGTCATCTTCTCAGGCACAACTTGCATTGAATCTGCTTGAGTCGCGCGGAATGGCCGAGCCGACTGATAGGCGTAACAGGGATGGTAAATGGAATACCAGGCTTGAGGCAATTGCTTTCGACTGGGCAAACACATTTCCTCCTGAAAATGTACAGCAGCGTATTGGTGAATATCCTGTCGAGGTCTGGTGGGAAAGAGGTCTTCCTGCTGTTCGTGCCGTAAAGGACAGGAAGGCTGGATGGCGTCGAGTAAAAGAATGGTTTGCAAGTTCTGAGATGGTCGATGGTAAACATGTTCCTAAGATTCGCATTGCTCGCCA